ATGGTAGATGTTCTGAATGATCCCAGTGCTATGGGTGCTAGAAATACAGTCTCAGCGGCTAGAGAAAAACTAGACTGTACCGGACTGATTAAGAAAGAACAGGTAGAAGTTAAAAATACATGCGGTGCAATGTATATACTACCACCGAAAAGCGAAGATTGACTATTTGGTTAAACCGTACAAGACCTAACAAGACCGCTAAGATGCCTTATGCTTATGTGGCGTCTGATGATGATCCTCTGGTACTGGTTCCTGATACTGAAAAGGCTACTCTTGTAGAAGAGGCCTTAGACTTTCTTGAGGAAGGTCACTCTAGTAGAAAGACTGCTGAGTGGCTTGCTTCTAAAACAGGTGATAAAATAAGTCACCAAGGACTAATACATATATGGAAGTCGCGGCGAGGTAAGGACAGCGATAACCCATCCAAACGCTTGAAGGCTATGGCTAAGGCCAATCGGAAGAATAAGCCTAAGACAGCCGCTGATAAGAAATTAAGTGTAGCCAAACGTAAACAGTCAGATGCCAAAAGAAGGCTAACCTTAGCCAAGAAGCATTTAGAAGAGCTACAACCCGCACAGGAACTAGACACTGCTAAGTTAGACTTCTCTGTTATAGAGAGTGAAAAACAAAAGACTGAGGTAGTCTTTGCTCCTAACGAGGGGCCACAGACTGAGTTCTTGGCGGCATCTGAAAGAGAAGTTCTATATGGGGGCGCGGCTGGTGGAGGTAAATCATTTGGTCTTCTTGCTGACCCAATGCGCTATTTTAATAATCCTAATTTTAATGGGCTAATACTGAGGAGAACTAATGACGAACTTAGGGAGCTTATTTGGAAAAGCCAAGAGCTTTATCCTAAAGCCTTTCAGGGTGCTAAGTGGGCTGAGAAAAAGTCTCAGTGGACGTTTCCTTCAGGTGCGAAGCTTTGGCTTACGTATCTGGAAAGGGATCAAGACGTTTTACGTTACCAAGGTCAAGCGTTCTCCTATGTAGCCTTCGATGAGTTGACGCAATACCCCACAGCCTTCGCGTTCAATTATATGCGCTCAAGGCTTCGTACAACAGACCCAACACTGCCTATCTACATTAGGGCCACTACCAATCCGGGGGGAAGTGGACATGGATGGGTTAAAAAGATGTTTATTGATCCGGCCCCAGCAAACACCAAGTTTGTGGCTAAGGACTTAGATACGGGAGAAGACTTAGTTTATCCTGATGGACATGAGAAAGAGGGCGAACCTTTATTCTACAGAAGGTTCATTCCAGCAAGTCTAAAAGACAACCCCTACCTGATGGAAGGGGGCCAGTATGAAGCTAACCTATTATCTCTACCAGAGATGCAGAGGAGACAGCTATTAGAGGGTGATTGGGCAGTAGCAGATGGTGCGGCATTCTCTGAGTTTAGAACCTCTATTCACGTTATAGAGCCTTACGAGATACCTTCTGATTGGATACGGTTTAGATCATGTGACTACGGCTATTCTTCTTATAGTGCGGTACACTGGTTTGCGATAGACCCTAGTTATGGGACACTAATTAATTACAGGGAATTATACCTCAGTAAGCATACAGGAAGAGACTTAGCCAAGGCAGTTATGGAAGCAGAAGGCTCTGAAAGAATGCAGTATGGAGTGTTGGACAGTTCTTGTTGGCACAATCGGGGGCAGATCGGCCCTTCCATTGCAGAGGAAATGATTAGCATGGGCTGTAGATGGAGACCTAGTGACCGTACAAACGGTGCTAGAGTTGCCGGAAAGAACAGGTTCCATGAGGTTTTAAAGGTAGATGAGGACACAGGACTGTCTGGAATACAATTCTTTAACACCTGTAGACAGATAATAGCGGATTTACCAGTAATTCCTAGTGATCCCCGTGGATCGGACGATATAGACCCTCGCTATGCCTCTGACCACGCCTACGACAGCGTAAGATATGCTGTAATGAGTAGGCCGAAAGCGTTTAGCCCATTTGATATGGGTTCTGGCGTACCACAACAAGTCTGGAAACCCTCAGACGCAACATTTGGATACTAAATATGGCATTAATGGATAAACCTACTCCAGAAGACACAAACGAAACGGATCAGACTGTTGCCCTTGACGAAGAGGGTAACGTAGAAGAAGAAAATATATCCTATTCTGGCGCAGTATCTTTTGTTACTTCACAATTTGGACGGGCAAAAGACGCTAGATTTTCAGATGAAGAGCGTTGGCTAGACTCCTATCGTAATTACAGGGGTATTTATTCTAATGAAGTGCAATTTACCGACACTGAGAAGTCTAAAGCCTTTATTAAGGTAACTAAGACCAAAGTACTTGCGGCATATGCTCAGATTGTGGACGTTTTGTTCGCTGGATCAAAGTTTCCGCTGGGTGTAGAGCCTAGTAAGTTCCCAAATAACGTAGCAGACAACATTTCTTTTAATCCTAACGCTCTGACTAAAGATAAAGTCAAAGAACAGGCTAATGTTGACTACGAAATGCCCCAATCTATCGTTAGACCTAATATTGCTAAGGATTTAGGGGTATATAAAGATAAATTAGATGCCATAGAGGAAGATTTAGAGCTAGGGGCTGGTAAAGTTCCGGGTTCTATTACCTTTGAACCAGCAAAACGTGCCGCCCAGAAGATGGAAGCGAAGATGCACGACCAGTTGGACGAAACAGATGCCCCAAAACACCTCAGATCGGTGTCTTTTGAGACAGTTTTGTTCGGAACAGGGGTTATGAAGGGGCCGTTTGCACAGGACAAAGAGTACCCCAGATGGGACGAAAATGGCAATTATGACCCCTTATTTGAGACAATTCCGCGTCTAGAGTACGTTTCTTGCTGGGATTTCTACCCTGATCCTGACGCTAGGAATATGACCGAAGCAGAATTTACAATACAACGCCATAGATTAAACCGCACACAATTACGTAGCCTTAAGAAGCGTCCTCACTTTAGAGAGGAAAGCATTGAGTTGGCTGTGGAAAGTGGCGCTGACTATCAGAGAGAGTACTGGGAAGATACCCTAGAAGATGATGGCAACCTTGGCGGAATGGATCGCTTTGAGGTTTTGGAATATTGGGGTGTGCTAGATACAGAGCTTGCAGAAGAAGCCGATATAGAAATACCTAAAAAGCTTGAAGATAAAGACGAAATGAAAGTAAACATCTGGGTATGTAATGGTCAAATACTGAGACTAGTTCTTAATCCATTTACCCCTGTACGCATTCCTTACTTGTCTGTGCCGTATGAGCTTAACCCGTACTCATTCTTTGGTATAGGTGTGGCTGAGAATATGACAGACACCCAGCTTCTAATGAATGGCTTCATGCGTATGTCGGTGGACAATGCCGCTTTGTCTGGTAACCTATTGATAGAAGTGGATGAAACCAATTTAGTACCCGGACAGGATATGTCAGTGTACCCCGGAAAAGTCTTCCGTAGACAGGCTGGCGCACCCGGACAGGCCATCTTCGGAACCAAGTTTCCTAACGTCAGCCAAGAGCTATTAATGATGTTTGACAAGAGCCGTCAGCTTGCTGATGAGGCCACAGGTATCCCTTCCTATACGCACGGTTCAGGAGCCGTAGGTGGAGTAGGGCGAACCGCTAGTGGTATGTCGATGTTGATGGGAGCCGCCGCACAAAATATTAAGGCAGTAGTTCGCAACATAGATGACTACCTGTTAGCCCCACTAGGCCGTAGTTTGTTTGCATTCAATATGCAGTTTAATTTTGACAAAGAGTTTATTGGTGACCTAGCTGTTAAGGCACGGGGTACTGAAAGCCTGATGCGTAATGAGGTACGTAGCCAAAGACTGCTACAGTTTATGCAAATGACTGCAAATCCTCAGATGGCTCCTTTTGTAAAATATGATTATATACTGAGGGAGTTAGCCGCCTCTATGGACTTGGACGAAGATAAAATCTTGAACGATCCTAGAGAAGCCGCAATCCAACAAAAGATGATGGCTGAAATACAGGCTCTTATGCCTCAGCCACCAGCACCACCAGAAGGCCAAGCGCCAGAAGGTGGGCCACCCTCAGTACAAGACCCAACAGGTAATGGGAACGGCAACATAGCCGCCGGACAAGCACCTGAGCCGGACGCACAGGGCTTCACAGGTAGCGGTGGCGGAGCTAACGGTGGTAATGCACCACAGCCTCAGCAACCACCCCAAGGGCCAGTTCAGTGAGTGATCTAAAGATACCTGTAGCACTGGTATTTGCTATGGCTGTACAGCTTGTAGCCTTGGTTTGGTACATTAGTGGGATGGTGCATACTATAGACCATCTAAAAGGAACAATAGCATCACAACAAGAAAAACTATCTGTTTTATCTTTAGACGTAGATGATCTTTGGAAGTTCTGCACGTTTACTGAAAATAAGTGGGCCGAAGCATATACAAGTGACATGGTGTATGAACGTTTGTGCGGCACTAAAGCTGTACCCCAAGAAGAGAATTAATAATGGATAAACAATTATCTAGAAGTCTTTTACCTCTAGTAAACGATAAAGATAAGTATGCCTCGCTGAAGGACTATGCAAACGCCCGTATATGGCAGATGCACACTCTTCTAGAGACTACTAAAGACCACCACCGCATTCTTGAAATACAGGGTTCTATTGCAGAACTTAAACGCATGGCAACTTTGCGTGATGAAGTACTAAAGGGGTCAGAATAATGGATTCATTAATGTCTTCTCCTAGACCAAAAAAAAGACCTAAGCTTGAGATACCTTACTTGGATACGCAGAAGATAGAGCGTGTTGTTTGGGAAGAGGCTAAAGGCGAGGGCGTTGAGGGACGTAATGCTGTACGTGGGGTTATACTTAACAGGCTTGCCTCAAGTAGATGGCCTAACACAGTTGACGGTGTACTAATCCCTAGCGAGTTTGAAGCAGTGCCTGAAGACGGCAATATTTTTAAGATTGAAGCACCAGAACAAGACTTGCAGAACCAGTATGCAGAGTTTGCTGACTACGTACAACTTGGAAAAGATGCTGTTGATGGTCGTACCTTCTTTCAGAATGAAAAAACTACCTCTGCTAGAGGAACCTCTTTTGATGGCCCAGATGAACTAAGGATAGGTAATCATACTTTTTATCGTGGCTATGGAAAACAAGAACCCGTTTTGGATACGCAATTTAGCCATAACGTTACTATCACTTACCCAGACCAAATGGACACAATGGAATACTCATTAGGTGGCCTCGCTACTGCTACCAGAGGCATAACCACAGAGGAAGGACGGATTATGGCTAATAAGAAATTTCAATTAGACGATAAAAAAGCAGACCTTAATGGAGACAACACAGTTGATCCCTATGAGAGGGCGCGAGGGGAGGCTATTCAGAAAAACCTTCAAGACGCTCCTACAGATGAGGTTGCTTCTGGTGACAAGCGTGAAGAAGTAAATATGTACCACGGCGGAACAGCAATGGAATGTGGCTGTGGAGCTATGGAAGAATGTGGCTGTGATGGAAGCATGATGGACGGTATCATGGGCTATGATGATGTAAGCGGAAATCCTATTCCTATAGGTTCTAATCCTGAAAATGTTCGTGATGATATTGAAGCTAATATAAGTACAGACGAATATGTATTACCCGCCCATGTTGTAAAATGGCACGGCCTAAAGCACATTCAAATGATGCAGTCAGAGGCAGAGATGGGTCTCATGTCACTGCAAATGGATGGATTAATTCAATATGCGGATAATGAAGATAAATCCAATAGCGAAGGAGTTGAGGACTCCGAAGTATCGGATGCAAGTAATACCCAACAAAAAGAAGCCGAAGCGGAAGCCCAAGCATCAGAAGAAATTCCATCAGAAGAGATGGATGTAGAAGTCGCTACCTTTGAGGTAGACGATATGTTGGATGAGACTGAGGGTACAGAAAAGATATCCCCTAAGACATCCAAATTACCGGGAATGGTGAAGAAACAAAAGATCGCCTTCCTCTATTGAAATGGATACCTGACTTGTCAGACCCAGTAAGGAAAAAATGGAAAAGAAACAAAAATACACTCGCGCTCCAGAGCCTGAAGATACTCTTACTTATAGTGAAGAGCTTGAATCAACTCAGGAAGCTCCTGAACAAAAGCTAGATGCTGAAGAAGAGAGCTACAAAAAACGCTATCAGGATATACAAAGACATATCCAAACTATTCGTGACCAGAAAGACAAAGAGGTAGCAGACGTAAAGCAACAACTAGACCTTGCTACTAAAAAGCAGATCAAGTTTCCTAAAACGGATGCAGAGGTCGAGGCTTGGTCACAACGCTACCCAGAGGTTGCTAAAATTGTTGATACAATAGCAAGCAAACGGGCTAACGAAGTGTTGGCAGAAGGCGAAAAACGTCTGATACAGGTTGAGAAGTTTGAAAAGAACTTAAACCGACAAAGTGCAGAACAGGAGCTTATGAAGTTTCATCCTGACTTTGCTCAGATTAGGCAAGACCCATCATTCCACGAATGGGTATCTCTTCAGCCTTCTGCAATGCAAGATAGCGTCTATAAGAATAATACAGATGCTAAGTGGGCTTCACGCACTATTGATCTTTATAAAGCCGATAATAAACGGTCTAAGAAAGACACAGGTGCGGCACAGGCTGTAGGACGCACATCATCGTCTGCACCCGCCTCTAAGAACAAAGCAAAGTTCTCTGAGAGCATGGTCGAGGCAATGTCAGATCGTGAGTATGAAGCTAATGAGGAAGCCATAACAGCGGCTATCCAATCAGGAAGTTTTTCATACGATCTTTCTGGCGCGGCAAGATAAATAAATTGAAGGGTACAGTTGACGCTTTTAACACTCTACTGTATCCTTCGGATGCGCCCGATAGGGTGCATATACTAACAATTAACTATTGCAGTGTATTAACTATTATGCTATAATGATTAATATACTATGAGAGTATAGGCCACTACAATCAGTGTACCCTATAGTCTAACCCTCCAGATAATCTAATTAGAAGTACACCAGTTCATTTAGACCCGTAGTAAACGACACTCTAGAAGCTGATACGCCTGTTTAATTGTCTGATCTAGCTAACTCTAAACGCAATACTAGAGTTTAATTTATAGCCATTTCATTCAAGGAGATAAACAATGGCATTTACAAAAGCATCGGGTTATACTAACCTGAACACAGGCAACTTCTCGCCTGTTATCTACTCAAAAAAGGTACAAAAAGCCTTTAGATCAGCTTCTATAGTTGACGCAGTAACCAACACTGATTATAGTGGTGATATCGCTAACTTTGGTGACTCTGTTAAAATAATTAAAGAACCGGACATCACCATTACGAATTACGAACGTGGTACTGCGCTGGCAACTCAAGATTTGACAGATGCCGATTTTACAATGGTAGTAGATCAAGCAAACTACTTCCAGTTCGCCATCGATGATATCGAAGAAGCCCACTCACATATTTCGTTCTCAGATTTGGCTTCGGATCGTGCTGGTTATAAGCTTCGTGATAGCTTTGACGCAGAAGTACTGGGTTACTTGTCAGGTTGGAAGACACCTTCTAACTGGGTAAGGCGTTCAGCATCAGGTGATGTAAACGGAACCAAGGCAAACTCTGGCGCTGGTAATGACGAATTGCTTGCGGCAAACAAACTGGATATCACTGACTTTGGTGGATCAGATTTGGGTGTTGCTGGTGAAGTAACAGCTATACCAATCGCCGCTGGCGGTGGTGCTGGTGGCATCACTTCTCCATTAGCAATCCTTAACCGTATCGCACGGCAGATGGATCAAGCTAATGTAGATACTGATGGTCGTTGGCTCTGTATTGACCCCGTGTTCGCAGAAGTCCTAATGGACGAGTCGAGCAAATTGATCAATGCTGACTTCAACGGCGGTGACGAAATGCGTAACGGTAAACTACCGGGAACAATTCGTGGCTTCTCAGTCTACAAATCCAATAACCTTCCATACGAAGGTACTGGTGCTGGTGTAGCACTTGCCACAGGTTCGGAGACTAATTTCGGAGTTCTGGTTGCTGGTCATGCTTCTGCGGTTGCTACTGCGGAACAGATTGCAAAAACAGAAACTTTCCGTAGTCAAACAACCTTTGCAGATGTGGTGCGCGGAATGCAACTATACGGAAGGAAAATACTCCGGCCTGAAGCATTGTTCACTGCTAACTACAACTTAGCATAAAATACTGAGAGGGGCTGGTCAAGCGCTGGCCCCTCACTTTCTCTTTCAGAGGTTTATTTATGCCATCTACTTATTTAGAGCTATGTAATCTTACTCTGCGCCGTCTTAATGAAGTTGAGATAGCGGCAGATGACTTTTCTTCTATACGGGGAGTACAGGCTTTAGTTAAAGACGCAGTTAAGTCTGCCGTAGCAAAAATAAATCAAGCAGAGTTTGAGTGGCCTTTTAACGCCGCACAAGAAACTGATACACTGATAGTAGGCCAAGAAGAATATGCATGGCCTTCATTCTTTAAGGCTGTTGATTGGAACAGCTTCCAGATACAAAAAGACGATAGCTTAGGCACATCATATAAGACCTTGAGCTACAAAGATCGTGATGATTGGTTAAAGAACTTTAGAGACACTGACATGAATAGTGGAAGTACAGGAAGAGGTATTCCTGACTTTGTATTCTCAGCCCACGGCAACGGCTATGGGGTCACCCCTTCGCCTGATAAGGCGTACTCTATCCGATTTAATTACTTTCTGAATTTCACAGATATAAATCTCTCTACTGATGTTACAAGGATACCAGAAAGCCACGACAGTGTGCTGATTGATGGTGCTTTGTATTATATGTATATGTTTAAGGATAACACTGAAGCGGCACAGGTCGCTTATGGTGCTTTTGAAAAAGGCATTAAAGACCTTCAAACCTTATATATTAATAATACCGCCTCAATACGAGACACTAGGATTAGGTTTTAATGCCAGATAACATACAGTCTTTTAAAACGATCTGTAGCGGTGGACTGAACTCAAACGAAAATCACTTAGATTTATCGGAGAATAGTCCGGGGGGTGCTACTAAATTAACTAACTATGAGCCATCCTTGTTTGGTGGCTATCGAAGAATTGAAGGCTTTAACAAGTATGATACTGCGTATGGTGAGGTAACTGTACATGGTCAGACTACAGCCACAGGAAAAGTACTTGGTGTAGCAATATTTAAAAACGATGCTACTGCCACTACTACTGTTATAGCCGCAAGAAAAGACGCTACTGGTAACAACTACAGTTTTTATTATTTTACATCAGGCATAGGCTGGAGAAAGTTTACTCTTAATCATTCCGTAGTAAGACCAATGACTGCAAACGGCCTAACTGTTCAAAGACTTCGGCACGTAAGCTTTAACTTTGGTACTGGAAACAAGATTGTTTTTGTAGACGGGGTTAACCCAGCCATTGTTTTTGATGGCACACAGTGGGAAGAAATAAAGTCATCTAACAGTGGGGGATACGCTACTGGAGCTAGTTCTAATACTGCCGGAGGTAATCAGGCAATCAATGCCCCCGCCTTGGTTGACGTATTCAAAAACCATTTATTTTTGGCTGGACATGAGGCCTCTCTTGCTACGATAGCACACTCTGCGCCTACAACTACCGCTGATCCTGATGGGCTATATGATTTTACTTCAGCCTCTGGTGCTGGGCAGATTACCGCTGGATTTGATGTAGTACAGATAAAACCTTTTAGAGATGATCTATTTGTCTTTGGTAATAACGGCATAAAAAAGATTAACGTAAACTCTGCCAACGCATTCGTAATAGATCAAGTTACTGCTAATGTTGGCTGTGTGGCACGGGACAGTGTTTTAGAGATCGGTGGTGATCTTATGTTCCTAAGCCCTGACGGTTTTCGTCCGGTTGCC